TCAATTACCATCACCAATCAAGGATCTGGGTATACTTATGGTAATGTAGACTTGACGGCAGGAAACGTTCCAACTGGAACGACTAGACCTACTTTTGATGTTATTATATCCCCTCAAGGTGGTCATGGTGCAGATATCTACAGGGAATTGGGAGCAACAAACGTTCTTCTCTACTCTAGAATTGAAAACGATAATGATAATCCTGATTTTATCACAGGAAATCAAATCGCTAGAGTTGGTCTTGTAGAAAATCCTAGAACAACATCAAATACTCTGTTATCTGCTGATAAAGCAAGTGCAGTTGGTGCTTTAAGATTGGCAGGAGCAGGATATAGTTCTGCTGCTTTTACTGCAGACTCATATTTTACTCAAACTGTTTCAACTGGAACAACTGCTCAAGGTAGAGTCATCAGTTACAATCAAACAACTGGTGTATTAAAGTATTGGCAAGATAGAACTGTTGCAGGATTTAACACTGTTGGAACTGCTCAAACAACTCCCACTTACGGATTTGATTTGACAGAATTTACATCTGCTCCAGGCAGTGGAGGAAGTTTGACAATTACACCTACATCTGGTGTGGATTTGCAAATTGACACTAACTTCAGCGGTATACAAACAACAATAAATAGTAGGACATATAATCTTGGTCTTACTTTTACGGATGGTATTGCTCCTGCAGAAGTGAAAAAATATGCAGGTAACATTGTTTATGTTGATAATAGACCATCAATAACAAGGTCATCAAACCAAAAAGAAGATATCAAAATTGTTTTGCAGTTCTAAAGAATTATGCCACAGCAGACGAACCTCAACGTAGCACCTTATTTTGATGACTTTGATCCGACTAATGATTATCATAAGGTGCTGTTTAAACCTGGATACGCTGTCCAGGCTAGGGAACTAACATCTCTTCAATCGATTCTGCAAAATCAAATCGAAAGGTTTGGTCAGCACTTCTTTAAAGAGGGTGAGAAAGTAATACCTGGAAATACTGGATATAATAGAATCTATAATTGTATTCAATTAGTTAATACATTTCAAGGAGTTCCAGTCTCTGCGTATGCCGAACAACTAGAGGGCACTCAAATTACGGGTTTGACCTCTGGCGTAACAGCATATGTTGACTCTGTTCTTCTTCCAGAAGATTCTGAGAGAGGGAACCTTACCCTTTATATTAATTATTTGAACTCAAGCACCTCAAATAATTCTACAGAAGTGTTTAGTGATGGTGAAGAACTTGCTTGTAATGAAATTATCAGTTCTGGTCTTTTAGGTAATAGTACAATCAGTGCTGGTGCTCCTTTTGCAGTCACTGTATCAAACGAGGCATCGCAAACTGGTTCATCGTTCCAAATTCAAAATGGAGTTTACTTTATTAGGGGTAACTTTGTAAATGTTGATAAGGAAACTCTAATTCTTGATCAATATGGAACGACTCCAAGTTATAGGATTGGTCTTTTTGTAAGTGAAGAAATAATCACTGCAGATTTAGACGAAACACTTAACGATAATTCTCAAGGGTTCAATAATTATGCTGCACCAGGTGCAGATAGACTCAAAATAAGCACCTCTCTTATTAAAAAATCTCTAGATGATTTTGACGATGGTTCTTTTGTTGAGTTAGCCGTTGTCGTAAATGGAGTTTTACGAGCAAAAACTAAAAAATCTGGTCTAGGTGGTGGTGTTGGATATAATGACATAACAGATATACTTGCTAGAAGAACATTTGCTGAATCTGGTGATTATTATGTGACTCCTTTTGATGTCACCATGAAGAATTCTCTTAACAATAATAGAGGAAACGGTGGAGTATATAATCTTGGACAATTTACCTATGGTGGATCTGTTCCATCAGATGACCTTGCACTTTATAGAGTTTCTGCTGGTAGAGCTTTTGTAAGAGGATATGATATTGAAACTTTAGATGCAACTTATCTTGATGTTGATAAACCAAGAACCACTAAGACGCTTGAAGATCAATCAATAATTTACAACACAGGTCCTACTCTTAAACTTAATAATGTAAACAGAACACCTTCAGTTGGTATTGGAAGCACTTATGTATTAAGTTTGAGAGACCAAAGAGTTGGTCCAGATATCGATGCTGATGGTGCTCCTGGAAATGAAATTGGTTTAGCAAGAGTTTACGATTTTAGAATCGAGTCGGGTGCATATGATACTGCAAATGCAGATTTAAATCAGTGGGGATTATCTCTATATGATGTTCAACCATTTACTACAATAACACTAAATCAAGCAACCAGTCTCTCTGTTCCCACTTTTGTTAAGGGACAAAGAAGCGGTGCAACTGCATTTATTAGATCTGCAGTATCTAATAGTAAAACAGTAACTTTATATGAAGTTAAGGGAGAGTTCATAAAAAATGAACCACTTTTCTTTGATGGTATACGAGACGGAAGAATTGCTATCGCTGCCACTGCTCATGGCATTGGTGATGTAAAGTCTGTTTTTGGAACTACGGATGGAACAACTGGAATCCATACTTTCAGTGCTGATACTGTTCAGTCTGTTTCTTTAAATGTTGGAGTTGCCACGATTACTCCAAGAGATCAAGGTGGTATTAGCACGGTAAGAAGTACAAATCCACTATTCCCTGGAACTGCAATAAAACTTGGAAGTTTAATCCAATACAGTGATCTTGCCTCTGTTGTTGGTGATGATCAGGACCCAATTTTAGGTAGAGTTGTTGCAGTTGGTTCTTCTCACGTCAATTTTGTTGGAGTTGCTACCGTAACTGGAATTGCAGGTGGTAAATTGCCAACTTCCGTTACTAGTGTAACTGATTTAAAAGTATTGACCACACCACTTGATCCGTCAACTGACAGTTCATTATTTACTAAACTTCCAAAAGAAAATGTTGATAGTGTAAATCTTACTGATACTATTTTAACAATTAGAAAAACTTTAAGTGTTAATATAGCAAATAATAAACTATCAACTGCGATTACTGCTGATGATAATGAAGTATTTTTACCTTTTACTCCAACAAGATATTCTCTTATAAGAGCGGATGGAACCACTGAAGAATTAACTGCTGATAAGTTTACTATCACCTCTCCTGGAGGAAAGAGCACACTTCAAATAAACGGTCTTGGGACAAATGATACTGGATCAACTTTGATCGCTACTCTTAGAAAGAGAAAACCAAAAGCAAAAGTTAAGGTAAGAAATAGAGTTCAGTCAATTATTGTTGATAAATCAAAAAATGTTGGTTCTGGTATTGGAACAACAACTTTAAATGATGGACTTACTTTTGGTAATTATCCTTTTGGAACAAGAGTTCAAGATGAAAGAATTTCTCTAAATGCTCCAGATGTCATTGAAATTCATGGAATTTTTGAATCTGCAGATACATCCAATCCATCTTCACCAACACTTACCTTACAAACAATCACAAGCGTATCTTCCACTATTGATGAATTTACGATTGGTGAACTAGTTGTAGGACAAGATTCTGGTGCGGTTGCAATTATTGCAGAAAAAACTTCAGTCTCTGATTCAAAAATTGCTGTCCTTTATAAAAATGATATTTTGTTTAGAGAGGGTGAGACAATTATTTCTCAAGAAACTGGAATCAATGCAGTTGTAAACACTGCTGACGCATCTAGTTTCGATGTCTCTACTAATTTCATATTTAACAATGGACAGGAACAGACTTTCTATGATTATGGAACAATCAAGAGAAAAACAGATTCATCAGAACCTACTAGAAAGTTAAGAGTATACTACAAGAGTGCATCATATGAAAGCACAGATGATGGTGATATCACAACTGCAAATTCATATGATAATTTTGATTACTCTACTGAGATAGGTATAGTAGGATCCTCTGGAAACTCCGATATCATTGATATTAGACCAAGAGTAAGTTCAATTGCATCTGTCTCTGAGGGAGATCGATCTCCTCTTGAGTTTTTAGGAAGAGTATTTACTGGTTCGGGAGATTCAGCTAAAAATATTTTGGCATCAGATGAAAATCTGTTTATTGATTTTGATTATTATCAAGGAAGAATTGATAGAATTTTCTTGACAAAGGATGGTAAATTCCAAGTTAAGTATGGCGTTCCCTCTGATAGACCAGAACCACCTGATGTAGTTGATGATGCAATTGAAATTTGCACTATTACGTTACCACCATATCTCTATAACCCAGTACAAGCTTCGTTGAAGTTTAATACTCATAAGAGATATCGTATGCAGGATATCTACAAACTTGAGGATAGAATCAAAAATCTTGAGTATTACACGTCTCTTTCAATGCTTGAGACTAACACTGCTAATTTGTTTGTTCCTGATGCAGATGGTTTGAATAGATTTAAGTCCGGTTTCTTTGTTGATAATTTTACTTCATTCAAAGCACAAGAAGAAGGACTTCAAATTAAAAACAGTATTGATGCAGAGAAAAAAGAGTTTAGACCAACTCACTACACTAACTCTGTTGATTTAATTCAAGGTCCCGTTGTTAATAATGACACAACTGCAGATCTTGGTTTTGCTCCTATCGAAGGAAATAATGTTAGAAAACAAAGTGATGTAATTACTCTTGACTATGCTGAAGTTGAGTGGTTAAAACAAACATTTGCTACAAGAACTGAAAGCGTTACGCCGTTCCTAATTAGTTTCTGGAAGGGTTCTATGGAACTTACTCCAGCATCTGATACATGGGTTGACACTGCAAGAATGAAGGCAAAGGTCATTGATGTTGAAGGTGATTATGCATCAACTCTTGAGTTGCTTG